CCGCAGAACGATCTACAGGTTTAACAAAATTTATGGGTTATGATTTTAAACCCAACACAGGTGAGTATAGATTAGCACCTGATGTTGAACTTGCTATACAAGAGTCAGGTTCCACGCCTCAAGAATATTTTGAATCACAGTTTAAATCTCAATATGGTCAAGCAAATGAACTAGCGAGATACCTAGATCAAATTGCATACACCACTCAAGGAAATTTTTTCACGAAAGATTTTTTTGGTAATCCGACACCTTGGTCTAAGTATGTGGATCGTCAAGGAAATATTAAACCAGACGCTCTAGAGAATTGGCAAAAGTTTGGACAAAAAGATAAGATGGGTGCTCTTGCAATGTTTATGGGTGATGATCAAGGTACCCAACAGAGTTCTTCAAATCAAGATTCTTCAAGGGGTGGGGGTATTGATAATTTATCTCAAGGTCAAGTTTCTGAGCCTAGGGATACTACACCAGATTTTTTAAAAAGTTCACAAGCCAAAAGATTTGACTCTCAGGGTAGAAGATTAGCGGGTGGAACAACAAATCTCCTTCAGGGATAATGATCATTGACCTAGATTTTCATCGTAGACAAAAACAAGCAGAAGAAAGGTATGATACTGTACCCCAAGTCAATATTGTTTTTGACGTTTGTGAAGATAAAAAAAATTGGTTTGGTTTACATCCTGATGCGATTCTGTATACGAGTTCCGAGGATCTCAAACAAATGATGGATAATAGTAAAGAACACCAAATTACTTTTTGTAAAATGATGCAAGACTACTTTGGACACTTCGCAAAACAATTAGAAAAGGATAGTAAAAAAGTACAATTTGTCATGAATTACTATGAAGAAGAATGAACCAAGTTGCTCGAACCACGGATCTGGATTCGCTACAACGAGAGGAGTTAGAACAACAACTTATCTCAGAGCGTTTACAATTCTTAGAGAATTGCGAAAAAAAGTTTATACCTTTTGTCAAACATGTATGGCCCGATTTTATCGATGGTAAACATCACCGACAGATAGCAGAAAAATTTGAAAAGATAGCCTCAGGTGAAATTAAAAGATTAATTGTTAACATGCCTCCCCGACATACAAAGTCGGAATTTGCCTCTTATTTGTTTCCTGCATGGATGATCGGTAAGAATCCAAAATTAAAAATAATTCAAACCTCACATAATACGGAACTCGCTACACGCTTCGGTCGTAAGATGAAACATTTAGTTGATGATTCTTTATTTCAACAAGTCTTTGATGTGAGCATTGCTAGTGACTCTAAAGCATCAGGTCGTTGGGAAACAAATCATGGGGGTGAATATTATGCAGCAGGTGTCGGTGGAGCGATTACAGGTCGTGGTGCGGATTTATTAATTATTGATGATCCACACACAGAACAAGATGTTTTAAGTGCTACGGCAATGGATAATGCCTATGAGTGGTATACCTCAGGTCCACGTCAGCGTTTGCAACCAGGTGGTGCGATTGTTGTTGTCATGACACGATGGTCAGAAAAAGATTTAACAGGGCAATTGATTCGAGCTCAGGCAAAAAGTGAACGTGGTGATCAATGGGAGGTCATTGAATTCCCTGCCATCATGCCGAGTGGTAATCCTGTCTGGCCAGAATATTGGAAGGCAGAAGAATTATTAAAAGTAAAAGCAGCCATTAGTGAAAGTAAATGGCAGGCTCAATATCAACAAAATCCTACTTCTGAAGAAACAGCAATCTTAAAAAGAGAGTGGTGGAAAAAATGGGATAAACCCATACCACAAATGTTGCATACCATACAATCTTTTGACACTGCTTATTCTGCAAAAGAAACGGCAGACTATTCTGCTATTACGACATGGGGTGTATTTCAACATGAAGGGATGCTTGGAACGGGAGTCTTGCTTCTCGATGCAGATAAGGGTAGATGGGACTTTCCTGAATTAAAAAAGATCGCATTAGAAAAATATAAATACTGGGATCCTGATACTGTCATCATTGAAGCAAAAGCCTCAGGGATGCCATTGACACAAGAATTGAATAGATTAGGTATCCCAATATCTAACTTTACACCTAGTAGGGGTAATGATAAGTTGACAAGGGTGAACTCTATCGCTCCTATATTTGAATCAGGCAAAGTATTTTTTCCTGATTATGAGTGGGCACATGAGTTGATTGAAGAGTGTGCAGCGTTCCCTTTTGGGGAGCACGATGACTATGTGGATAGCACGACACAGGCATTGATGCGATATCGTGCAGGTAATTTTGTAGAGTTAGATGATGATTATATTGATGACTCTAGGGAATATAGAGAGTATGAGTATTATAACTGATGACTAAACAACTTGAAAAATTTATTGAGAAACTAACTGAAAAAACAGGTATACCTACAGAACCTTTTGAAAAAGCCGTAGGTACTGTTGATGATTTATTTGGAACTAATGTTGAGGGAACGGGAGGTAAATTACCTTCCTCAAGATCAGTTAATATGCCTGATGATAAATTTCCTGTTGGTAAATTTAGAATTAAAGAAACAGGTGTGGAAGCTTTGAAAAAGGGTGGAACCTTTCTTGGTTTAGCTAATACAAAAGAAGCTGTAAAAATTGCAAAGAAGTTAGGCTTTGAGCCAGGTATGATTATTGATGTTGAAACATTAAATCAATACCCTGAATTAAAAAATGCCATTACACAAAGCCGTGATTATATAGAAGCTAGTTTACCCGCAGGTACAACTTTTCCAAAACCAAAAGCTGATGAAGCTTTTGATGTTTATTACAAAAGAGTAAAAGATATGTTTCCAAGCGGAACTTCTATGGTGGCATTGATGAATGAGTCTGCAAAACAATTTCAATTAAGATATCCAGAATTTAAAGCAGGACCAAAACTTTTAGATTTAATAAACGAGGGCACCATACCTTTCGACCTAGAAGGAGAAATACAAAGAGGTTTAAAAATTCCTGATCCAAAAAATAAAGGTGTTAAAAAAATTATTACTGAACTGTTAGAAAATAATAAAGGTTATATCACTGTTGCAGATTCGATTGATCCTTACATTGATGACTTAGTTAAAAATTTTGCACAATCTGATTTTGATAAGTTTGCTGTTGATTTAAGAAATTCTATAGATCCCTCTACAAATAAACCCTACACTAGAGAAAAAATTAAAACTCTTGTTGCAAACAGACTTAAGTTTGCTGTAGCTCAATATTACAATACTCAAGTGACTCCAGATATTATTAATAGTGTTTATGATAGCATGAGAGGTAGAACCTCTGCTGTTAATGCAGAAAAAATAGCTGAGAATAAATTCAAAACAATAGCACCAAAAAAATTAGCAGCTTTCACAACAGCGATTGTTAGTCTTGCAAAATCTGGTGGAGCATCAGAGCTATTAAGCTTAGGTTCTAAAGCTGCACTTGGTACAGGTATAGGAGCAGGATTAGAAATACTATTTCCTAATGAAGCTCAAGCAGCAACTATTAGTGATGCAGACGAAACTCAAAAAGCATTAAATAACTTAGCAATTGATCAAAAGTTTGGAATAGAAACTTTACCTGTAAAAGACACAACCACTCTTGCTGATCTCGAAGCAAGAGCTCAGTCACAAAAAGAGAGTCCTTATGATCCTTATAAAGCATTAGGGATACCTACTTTTCCTGAGTATTTCTTTGGTATGGCTTCAGCTCAAGAACGTAAAAATTTAGAAAATTTGAAAAAGAGCAAATGAAAAAAAGAGTCGTAAAAAAGAAAAAGCCCGTTAGAATAGTACGACCACGTGGCTTTGAATTAATGAAACCAAATAAAAGACCAAAGACAAGGATGTATGATGGCAGTTGATAACAGAATTACAACAGATATTAATTACAATGAAGATAAAGTAGAAGTTGAAGGTGATCCACTAGAGATTATTCAACCTGGTGCAGAAGAAGAAGTAAGAGAATTTGTAGAAGATTCTCAAGGTAATATGCAACCCCTTGTTGATCAGCCAAATCCTGAGGAAGGACATGATTCCAATTTAGCTCTATATTTATCTGATGAAGATTTAGATTCTATTTCCATAGAATTAATGACTGCTATTGAAGAAGATAAAAGTTCAAGACAAGATTGGGAAACACAATACACAAAAGGTTTAGACTTATTAGGATTTAAATATGAAGAGCGCACCAGACCATTTAGAGGTGCGTCTGCTGTCACACACCCTGTTCTTTCAGAGGCAGCCGTGCAATTTCAATCACAAGCATATAAAGAATTATTACCTGCAAATGGTCCTGTGAAAACATCTATCATTGGTCAGTCAAATGAACAACTTGAGGAACAAGCTCAACGTGTAAGAGATTATATGAATTATCAAATTACTTATGTAATGAAAGATTATGAAACCGAGACTGATCAAATGCTCTTTTATTTACCTTTAGCAGGATCAGCTTTTAGAAAAATATTTTATGATTCAACAGAAGAAAAAGCTCGTTCACAATTTGTACCTGCTGAGGATTTGGTCGTACCATACGGTGCAAGTTATTTAGATGATGCTGAAAGAGTGACTCATATCATTAAGATGAATGAAATTGAGCTAAAGAAAAAACAGATATTTGGTATGTATCGAGATGTTGATGTAAGACCTTTTAATGAAGATGATCAGGTGCAAGATAAGTATGATCAACTCGAAGGTGTAAAATCAAAAGGTTATACATCTGATATGTATACTCTTTATGAGAGTCATTGTTATTTAGATTTACCAGGATATGAAGATCCTGATGGGCAAAAATTACCATACATCGTTACTGTTGATGAGAGTAGTAATAAAGTTTTATCTATTTATAGAAACTTCGAACAAGGAGATCCTTTAAGAAAGAAGAAAGCATATTTCGTGCATTACAAATTCCTTCCTGGCTTAGGGTTTTATGGTTTTGGTCTCATTCATATGATAGGTGGTTTGTCAAGAACTGCCACAGTAGCTCTGCGTCAATTATTAGATGCAGGTACCCTAAGCAATCTTCCCGCAGGTTTTAAAGCAAGAGGCATACGCATTAGGGATGACGATCAACCTTTACAACCAGGAGAGTTTAGAGATGTAGATGCACCAAGTGGCACGATACAAGGTTCTTTAATTAATTTACCTTACAAAGGTCCTGATCAAACATTATTTGCTTTGCTTGGTTTTTGTGTCGATGCAGCGAAACGATTTGTATCGGTAGCTGATTCAAAGATAGGAGATGCACAAGTAAATCAAAATGCACCTGTGGGAACAACTGTAGCTCTTATGGAACGTGGCACAATGGTCATGAGTTCTATTCACAAAAGATTACACAATTCTCAAAAACAAGAATTTCAATTACTTGCAAAAACATTTCAATTATTTCTACCACCAGTTTATCCATATAGCGTAGGTAATGTTAATCCTGCGATTAAACAACAGGACTTTGATGAGAGAATTGACATTATACCTGTTAGTGATCCAAGTATGTTTTCTATGTCACAGCGTATTGCAATGGCACAGACACAATTACAAATGGCACAGAGTGCTCCAGAAATTCACAATATCAGAGAAGCTTATCGTAGAATGTATGTTGCATTAAGAATTCCTAATATTGAACAGATTTTACCTGAACCACAACAACCACAGCCAATGGATCCCGGAATGGAAAATGCAAACTCAATGAGAAATTTACCTTTACAAGTTTTCCCTGGACAAGATCATATGGCACACATTAAAGCACATCAAATTTATATGAGTTCTAATTTAGTAAAAAATAATATGGCTGTATTAATGGTTTTACAGGCACATATACAGGATCATATTTCTGCCTTAGCAAATGAAGAAATACAAGCTAGTGCACAACAAAATTTACAAGAAGCACAGCAACAAGGTATTCAATTGAGTCCTGAAGAAGTAAAAGCAATACAAGTTGAATCACAAAATGCTATTGCAAAAAGAATTGTAGAACTAACTCAACAGTTAGTCGAGGAGGAAAAACAGATGATGCCTGATGCAGGTAAAGATCCGTTGGTAAATCTAAAAGAAGAAGAACTAAATATTAGAAAAGCGGATTTAATTAGAAGAACACAAGATGATCAAAATGATTCCACAATGGAAATTGCAAGATTAGCACAAAAAGATGAAATTGATAAAGAAAAAATTGAAGTTTCTAGAGAGAGAAATGCTATTAACATTGCAAAAAACATGTTAGGCTCATGACATGTCTATCAAAATACCAAAATTAGATACAAAAATTAAAAAAACTTCAAACACATCGGCATCAACAAGAAGATATAAAGCACCGACAAGGTCACAATTAATGAAAAAGTTTGCAAGTTTAAAAAAAGGTAATAGGGGAACAACTTTAGATAAAAATTTACAAGCAAAAATGATTAAAAATGTTCTTGCAAACACAAAAATTAAAAAAGTATGAACAAAAAACAGAAAAAAGTAAAAAAAGTTATGAAAGAATTTAAAGAAAAAAAATTAAATATTGGAAAATCAAAAAAAAAAGTAAAAAATCGCAAACAAGCGATAGCAATAGCCCTTTCCGAGGCAGGTATATCCAACAAAAAATAATGTCAGACCAAAAATTACAAAAATATATGACAGATTTAGACACTTTTTTACGTAGACCTTCATTAACTGATGAAGATAGAGTAATTTTAGCTACTGCAATGCTTTATACTACCAGAATTGTATATGAAGAAAATTATGGGCCTGAAATAGCAATTAATTTGATTGACACATTAGGCGGAAGCAAGGTACAGTATCAAAAACCTACAGTACATTAAGAGGTAAATATGATGAAAGACAAAAGTATAGATAAAGGACAGTTTCAAACGACTGATAAGTCTAAGGTGCCTTTTAAATTAGCACCAACTGATCCTCCAAAGTCTAAAACACAAGGACAGTATGCTGTTCAGGTTAAGAAAGTTCCTTTTAAGGGGGTATTCTAATGAAAGACATGATCATCAAGTTGTGGCACGACCACCCAAAGAAAAAATGGCTTGTAATCGGTGTTGTAATCGGTTGGGTAGCCGCTCAATACATCTAATAAATGTTATCAAAATTATTAGGCGGATCTTTAGTGGACACTGTCGGAAAAGTTATCGATAGTGTTCACACTAGTGAAGAGGAAAAACTAGCCGCCAGAAATAAACTCAAAGAACTAGAAAACGAAATTAATTCCAAACAAATGGATATTAACTTAGCTGATGCTAAGTCTACTGCTACAGGTATTGGTGGTATTATGCAGCGGTCGTGGAGGCCCCT